CGTGCTGAATTAGTTTCAGTGTTCTCATACTACAATCACGTGGGTTATTTGGCAGAAAATGGCGGCAAAATTCGTGCAACCAACGGCAACAACTCATACGGTGATTTTGGTGCAGTATCAGAAGGCATCGATGCTACAGAAACTGCTATCACTGCTACCATTAACAATCGCAGCCTTGAAGCACAAGTGGCATTTGTATGGACTAACAATTCTAATATTTTAAGATATGAATACAGTAATGCCGGCACCGGCTATACTACAGGTTCGTACACTGTAGCAGGCCCAGGAGTAGGCGGCGTAGCAGTGATGGATGAATTTAGAGATAATGCCGTGTTTGAAACACGAGTTGTTGATTTAGATTCAACCAACGAAGGCGGCTCTGATTACAAAGTGGCCAACAACACTGCACAGGGCGGCAATACTACCAGCATCACTTTGAGCGCCAGCGACAACGAATCCAGTCCAGCATATGTTGGCATGGCCATACACATCACAGCAGGTCTAGGAGTTGGTCAATGCGGATATATTCAAGCATACAACTCTGGTACCAAAGTTGCTACAATTTACAAATTTTCAACAGGCACTGCAGGATGGGACCATGTAGTAGCGGGCACTGCAATCGAAGCCAGTTTGGATTTGACCACAGCATATCTTATCGAACCAAGAGTGACCTTTTCAGCACCAGGTTTCACAGCAGCTCCTGCTGCATTGACCACGGCTGCTGCTTGGTCTGCAGTGGGCTATGGCGGTGGAAGATTTATTGCAGTGTCCAATGGCGCTACAACTACTAATATTTCAACTGACGGTACAACATGGACTTCCGGTGGCGCATTGCCCAGCAGTGCTACCTGGACTGACGTTCAATATGGTGCAGCAGACAACATATGGGTAGCAGTGGCTTCGGGCGGTACCACAGCAGCCAGCAGTGTAGACGGCGCAGCATGGGCTTTACAAGCATTGCCAGTATCCGGCACATGGGTCAACGTGGCCTATGGTAATGGACGTTTTGTCACAATAGCCAGCGGCAGTACTAATACTGCATATTCAGATAATGGCACTACATGGTTGTCGGGTGGTGCATTGCCAACCAGTACCACCTGGAGCAGTGTGACCTATGGTGCCGGATACTTTGTGGCAGTGGCCACTGGTGGAACAGTCACAGCAGTGTCAGTTAACGGCACTTCATGGGCATTGGGTGGTGCATTACCTAGCAGTGACACTTGGAGCAGTGTGGCTTTTGGTAACGGACGTTTTGTAGCCACTGCAGGTGTCGGCGGAGCCAGCACAGCAGCCGCGTATAGTTTAGATTTTGGTGTAACATGGACTGCCAGCACATTACCATCTAGTACCACTTGGGCTAGACTGGCCTATGGTCAGGGAGTATTTTTTGTAGCAGCCAATGGCGGTACCTCAGCAGCCAGCAGCCCCGACGGGGTAACTTGGACCGCAAGAACATTGGCCACCAGTACCAACTGGGTTGACACAGCATTTGGCAGCATTAGCGGTGTTCCAAAGTGGGTAGCAGTGGCCACCAGTTCCACTGCTGCACAGGCAATTGATCAAGGCGCGACCACAATAGGTCGTGCAGTTGTATCATCAGGACAAATTGCACAAATTAGAATTGTAGAACCGGGCAGTGGCTATGTGTCAGCCCCTACTATCACTATCACAGATCCCAACAACACTGTTGAAGCAACATTTGAAGTGAGAACAGGTGACGGTGTATTGGCCAATCCTACTTTTACAAATAGAGGCACAGGCTATACAACCAGTGCTGCTTTCGTGGCTGGTGACGGATTTGCAGACATATTTCAAACTGGTGCATTTGTATTCGTCAACAATTTAACAGCAATTCCTACTCTTGGTAGTAACGTGCAAATTGCGGGTATTGACGGAATTTGGTACAAGTTGGTGTTGTTTACAGAACAGTCGGGCACGCCGGGTAACTACGCTGGCAGACTGCAACTGAGCCCCACTGTGGGAATTGCTGAAGCACCTAATCACGGACAAGCAGTGACTATTCGTATTAGATTTAGTCAGTGCAGATTAACTGGTCATGACTTTTTAGATATAGGTACTGGTAACTTTACCCAAACAAATTATCCGGGTATACCATTACAAGAACCAGTGCCCGCCAACGAAACAGTTGATTCCGGTGGCGGTCGTGTATTCTTCACATCTACGGATCAAGACGGTAACTTTAGAGTAGGTAATCTGTTTACGGTTGAACAATCAACTGGTACAGCCACATTGAACGCCGATGCGTTCAACCTCAGTGGTCTACAAGAACTGCAATTGGGGTCTGTAACATTGGGCAGTAGCAACACTGCGGTTAATGAGTTCAGTACAGACGCTACATTTTCAGCTAACAGTGATTCAGTAGTGCCCACTCAAAAGGCTATCAAGACATATATAGCAAGTCAAATTGGTGGCGGTGGCAGTTCAATTGTGGCCAACAGTCTAACTGTGGGCAACATTTACATTGCTGGCAACAGCGTTGGAACCACTTCGGGCGCAATAGATTTTACCAGTAATGTGAATTTTACAACTGGGGTTCGTGGCACTATATTGGCACTGAATTATCATTTATTGAGATGATGTAACAGTATATGACAACATTACAAAATTTATTAATTATGATTATCATTCAGACAAACGATAAACATAAATATATCATGGAGAAATAATTATGGCAACAGGAAGATTAGGAACCGCAGATTTAGCAGCAACCACCAATACCACAGTGTATACCTGCCCAGCAACAACTTTTGCAGTGGCATCGATTTCGATATGCAATAGAAATGCTACAGGTATAACTGCAAGATTGGGATTGTCTGCCACCGCAACACCGGGTACCGCAGAATGGTTGGAGTTTGGAGTCACAATACCAGCCAACTCGGTACTAGAACGAACAGGATTAGTAATAGATGCAGGAAAAAATCTAGTGGTCTGGGCCAGCGGTACCGGCGCTAGTGCTGTGGCCTACGGCATTGAAACCAGCACGGTGTAACGGAGAATATAACATATGGGACGTTTTGTACCAATAACAGTGACCACAGTGGCTGGGGCAGAAAAGCCCAGCCAGTTTAGTGTTCCTGGAGGCAAGGGCTATTACAACGGTAAAGAATGCTGGCAATACAAAGTAGTATATGATCGCCCAGGCACATATACCTATACCTTGCCCAGCACTGCAATCTGTGCTAGAACTGTATTAGTAGGTGGCGGCGGCAAGCCCAAATGTAGCGGCAGCAGTTTTGGCAGCGGACAGTGTTGTTCGGCAGCGGGTTCTGGTGGAGCCTACAGTGAAAAATGCTTTGTTGCCACAGGTGCACCAACACTTACACTGGTAGTTGGCGCCCAAGAATGTGACACAACTTTGGCTTGTAACTCAGTGGCAGTACATACTGCCGGCGGTGCAGCCGGATGTGTTCCAGGTTCAGCATCTGGCGGAGACTGGAACAGTACTGGCGGCCGGGCAGGTTGGGGCTGTATGTATTGCGGCGGCAGTGTCAGTCACGTTTCGCAGTGTTTTTACACCTGTTTTGCCACTTGTTGCGGTTATTGCATTGCATATGTGTGCGCTCCTTATCCTACGTGTGGTGATTGCCCTGCAATGTTTGTGGGCGGTGCTTCAGCAGGATCTCCTAAAAATGTTCAAGGCGGTTGCAGTAGTTGTCTTTGCGGATATCTGCATGCTAGCAGTGCTGGCGGCGGCGCTGGCATAGGCGATACTTGTTGTATGCCTATTTGGCATTATCCATGTTGCAATTGCATATGTTTCACTAACACATGTTGCGGCGGCACGTTTCCATGTTTGAATTTCCCTAACAGCAATCAAGGTGGCGGCGGGACTTCACCTCGTTGCAACTTAGCATGTCGTAGCACTATGCAAACATGCACCGGCGGATATTGGAAGACAGGAGAAGGCGGCCCTGGCGGACCTGACAACAGTGCCGCATATGGTTACGAATTTGAATGGGGATGGGCAGGAGCATGCGTTTATCCCTTTGGAGTACGATGCGGTTTTCAACACAGTCAGCCTCGATGTGCCTGTGCTGCACCAGTAAGACTGTGCGTGTTAAACAATGAACAATGGGACATTCAAAACATCTGTGGTACTGGATCACCGGGCACTGGTCTGTTAACCTGTATTGGCTGTTACAGTGGCTGTGCCGATTATATTTCAACTCCTCGCCCAAGAAATGCAGGCGAGGGCGCCGGCACTGGTGGATTTTCGTTGTACAGATGTGGTGTTGACGCTATACGAGATTTAGGCATAAGCACACTAAGCGAATGGGGACAGGATATGGTCAATTGGACAAAGATTTGCCAATTGGGCCTGTGCGGTCATTGTGACCAGGCTTGGCTCATGCAAGATCACTTGTTCCCGCAGTTTATTACCTGCGCAGGTACACTGGGTGGATCAGGTGGCGTAGGCATCTGCGGATTTACTAGTCGAGCAGGCAAAGGCGGTGGCGGCGGACAATCTAAGAGTCAAATCCTCTGTGTGTGTCACGGCGGCTCATTTAACTTATGTAATGGGTCAGGACCGGCACTGGCATTTCCTCCATGCATACTAGATCAATTGCTCAGCAATGCAGGTACAGGCATGGCCATTATATATTATAGGGAAGCATAAAATGGGACGTTACATCAGCACAGGCAGTACGCAAGCAAACGCATGTACACTTGTAGGCCAATCAGTTTGTTATCAAGTTAACGAACAAAAATATGATTATGATGGCAATTCCTGTTGGCAAAATCGAGTAATCATTGACACTCCAGGAAGTTATACTTTTACAGTTCCAGCAGGTGTGACTTGCTTACGAACTATCGCAATTGGCGGCGGCGGCAAGGCTTCTTTCGCCGCCAGTGCCAGTTGCAATTATGGCGGCGCTGGCGGCGGGTACGTGGAAAAAACAGACACTGTAGCATCGGGCTGCGTAGTGACAATTGTAGTAGGTCGTCAGCAACAAGACACTACAATTTCATATACTTCCACTAGTGGAGCAAGAACACTCACAGCAGGTGGCGGCGTTTGCTGCAATCCTGGTGCTGCATCAGGAGGTGATTGGAATTCAATCGGTGGTGCCAGCGGCTTAGGATGTGCTGGTGGCACCTATTGCGGAGTTGGCAACTGTTTCCTTTTCAGCACTTGTTGTGGTTATTGTGTAGTGTATAGTGGTTACGGTATTACATACAGTCCTGACAATTCTCCGGGTTGCTGTAGCGGCAAAGCCCCCGGTGGCGGATCAGCAGGTTCTTGGATGTGGGCTTGTGGCGGCCAAGGTGGCGGCACGATTCAGGAAGATGAATATGTTGGTGGCGGCTACGGTCCAGCGGCAGGCGGCGGCGGCGGCATCGGCTATATTTGTAAAAAACCTGTTTACCCGGCTTTTTGTTCTTGTATCTGTACACCAGAACGTTGTGCCAATTACTACCCTAGTGGAAGAAAGTCTTCGTACATGGGTGGCACTACTGGTGGCGGCGGCACCAAATTACAACGATGTGATTCTTCACTTAACAGGTGGTTTAGTTGGAGAGGCATGTGTGTCAGCGGCCAATGGCATCAAGGCCCAGGTGGCTGGGGTGGTTATGATAACGATGAAGGCCGCGATGCTAGATTTACTTGGTTTAGTAGCGGTTGTATACAAGGGATAAATTTTTTCCAAGATCACGGACCACAACCTCAACGCTACAAATGGCACGACATTCACAGCATGTGCGGCAGCGGCAGTCAAGGCAACAGTTTTGCAGACGGTGCTTGCTATCGTACGTGCAGCAACTGGAATCAAGGCCCACGATTGGCTATGAATGCCTATCACAATGCTGGTGAAGGAGCGGGCACTGGCGGCATTGCCTATTTCTGTTGTGAACTAAACTCGATGAACATACCCTACTGCATGGGTGGCGCAGACTATTGCGCAGGAATAAATTGGACTTTGGTATGTTGTTTAGGTACAACTGGTAGAATTTGCTGCTCAGATCGCATGCAGGATCAACTGTTTCCCTACATCACCCATTGCGCAGGCACACTAGGTGGTGCAGGCGGTGTTGACATAGGTTGGATGGCCAGCCGTGCAGGTAAAGGTGGCGGCGCTGGAATGGTAAGATGTTTCTTGCACTGTATATGCTGGGGCGGAAGTTTTAACAACTGCAACGGGTCTGGACCAGCACTTGCATTTCCACCATGCAAGTTAGACCAACTGGCAAGCACTGCCGGCACAGGAATGGCAGTTATATATTGGCGAAATCCATAAATTGATAATCAGGAGAATTAAATGATTTGGGCAAAAATAGTAAACGACGAGATCATGCAGACGCATGATGAAAATCCAGCAGGTCTGTGGCATCCGGACGCTATAGCCAAAAATGACTTGCCGGGGTATTGGGATGAAGTTCCTGATCATGTCAATGTAGGCTGGAAATTCAAAAATAATCAATGGATATCAGGCGGACAATGGATGGAAGAACAAGCGGCTGAAACCCCAATACTTCCGCCTGGCCCACCCGGTTGTCGCATTGACTTTACTCCTATTGAAGATAGGAGTAGTGTTGATCATCCAGTTGCGTTTGATTCGAGAGTGTCAGGGATATACGACACATGGAGTATCACCATAGGTGACACTGTATATTCTACAAATGTAACTGCAACTAATAGTGCAACTAATGAATTTACTTGTGGCACAACAGCATGGTTAACAGCGGGCGATCAAGTGACATTTATGGGCACAATGGGTGGTGTTGAGAAACATAAAGTATATGAGGTGAAGTCAGTAACTGATGCAACAAGATTTAAAATATGCGACCCAATGCAGCCACTTCAACTGTTAGAGTTGACTACAGATACCGGCACTATGATGTTGTCGAAAGGTCCAGATTTTACACACATTTTCCAAAAGACTGATGCTCCGCAACCCCTTGCATTAAGTATTACCGTAACAGGCCCTGGCGGCACAACTACGTATAATGCAGAAGGTGAACTGGCATTCAGTGTTCCTGAAAAATGGATTCCTTTATTTGCTAGACCGTAAAAACAATACGATCAGTAAAAAGGCGACTAGTTCGCCTTTTTTAACGACCTAATAAAGTTATAGTAAATACACTATGAAAAAACTTATAGATTCTCCAACACCAATTATATTTGTACAATATCCAGTTGGTGCAGGTGGTTGGTTTTTAACGTCGTTGTTGTATACTGCATTTAATCCAGCCGAACCGCTGAAACACAATGCACTAGGGTCAGGCCACGCTAATACTAAAATTACATCTATCAACAATTTTAGTATGATTTCGTTAGAAGATACATATCAATCTATTTTGTATCAAACTGAGTCTAATATGTCCCGTAACGATAAGATAGAATATATTAGAAACACATTAATCAATAATCCTTACAAAGAAGAAACAATAATTCATACTATATCTATACATTGTCAAGACATCAACATATTCTTAGAAGCATTTCCCAACAGTAAAGCAATACAGATTGTGATTAAAGACGAACAAATTCCACAGTGTGCATTTAATTTTATCCACAAGGTATTAAAAGGAAATTTAATATATTTTGAAAAAGTATGTAAAGATTATGATAAAGATTTTGAAATTGAAAAAACATATTTAGATAATATTAATTTGGCAAATCTTGATAATTTAAATTGGATTCACAAGTTGATAGATATGTCCAATATAAAAAACGAGATTTTAGAAAAGTTTGATAGTCGCGTACTAACAATAGATTATGATCAATATATAAACCATGCCGATGCTAAACACTTGATTTCTTATATTGAAAATTTTTTACAAGCACAGTGGGGCACACAGATAAAAAATAAACTAGTAGACGAATTAGAATTGTATCGAACAATCCAACCAGCGTATCCTCAACAATAATATGAATGTATTAATTTTAACACCAGATAGAGTAGGGTCAAGCCTACTGCAAAAATATATCACAGTGACTATGCAGCATTATGATTATCAACGTCCGGTTATCAACCTGCACGAACTTACTAACGGAATCGAATCATATCATTCGACCAAATACAATCAACAAGTATTAGGCAAACCTAAGAAATCTACTTGGGGATATTATCAGTCATTGGAAGAAATAACAAGATTATTAAGCAGTGTAGATCACTATAAAGTATCAAGATTGGCACAATATCATATTTTAAATAGACAAGACTTATTAAAAGATCAATTGAGTTTCTATCAATATATCAATGATAACTTTTTTATAATCAGTGCTCGCCGCCAGAATTTGTTTGAACATGCACTAAGTTGGTGTATCGCCGCATTTTCAAAACATCTAAATGTATACGATCATCAAGAAAAAATCAGCGTATTCAAAGACCTGTATCAAAAGAAAATCACGATAAATCAAGAAGTATTTAAAAACTATCTAGACAAATATGTAAACTATCTAGGTTGGGTTGACAATCATTTTACAATTAATTCAATATTTAATTATGAAAAAGATGTTGTGGATCTTGAGTCGTATGTGTCTAATCTTGATATATTCCCAATTAATCATCAGCCCGTAAGTTGGAAAGATCAATATGGAATTTCGTGGAAAGACTGGAACACTTGTCATTATCTCATCAGCGACATGAGCGGATTTTCTGCATCTTTACCTCAAAATCAAAGTCTTCTTTTAGAAAATTCAAGTACTACTCAGCGTCCACTGTTGTCTATGAACATAAATCAACTGATGACACGCCCAGGATTAAGCGTAGCCCATCAAGAGTTTTTAACTACAAATTCAACAAACTATATAAATGCCTATAGAACTATATATGACTTAGTAGACGACAGAACTTTGATCGCAGGAATGCCAATCAAATTACAAACTTTGGCTGAAAAAGCACTACTGATAAAGAATTTTGCCGAATGTCTGGATACTTATAACAACTGGAGCAGTGGATCTTCTGTGGGAAATTTTTTATCAATAGAAAATTTAAGTAATGCGGCATTGACAGAATTAGAATCATATTACAAAAGGCAAGCATGATATGAAAGTACCTATTGAATTTATATTAACAACTACTGCCAATGGATTCGAAACAACATGTGGCATAGACAGTCTTGAACACTGTTGTGATACAAATTATTTTAAAACTTATGCGAAAACCATCTTGTATGCGTACAATAGTCTTGGATATCGAGATGAAGAATGGCCCAGCGATTTAACCAATCATGTATGGTGTGTGGGCGATAGTTTTACTGTAGGACTTGGTCAGCCACATGAAGAGACTTGGCCAAAACTTGTAGAAAAACAAATAGGCAACAGAATAATCAACGTCAGCATGAACGGTGCTAGTAATGATTGGATTTCACGACGAGTTCAATCAATAATAGATAATTTTTCTCCAAAGGCTATTTTAATTCAATGGAGTTACTGTCATAGAAGAGAACATGCAGACACTACAATGCATGATGAAGATCGAAAAATACATTTTATTGCTCCCCAAGGTGGCCGAGAATCGTTTGCAGATCCGCAAGAATTAGATAAACTAAATTGTATAGAAAATATTTGTAAAATAACTCATCCAGCACATGTAGAGATTATACATTCATTTATTCCTAGATTTGCGTTGGCTAGTGATGCTGCATTCATATATACTGAATTATCAAAAAACAAAATTAAATATTTTTCCGAACAACCTCAAATTGATCGAGCAAGAGACGGACATCATTATGATGTAGAAACTGCACAAAATTATGCAAATCTATATGTAAGCAAATTAAAGATGCAGAATGTTATCTAAAGTTGGGACCATATACCCAACCAAAAATAGCATATCTAGTTCCTTCCTCAACAACTGATACCTTGTGCGGCATAAAAGAAGGAAAAATTAATAATTTTCCAGGATGACACTCTACAGCAGAATCTGTTAGAGTTATAAACTCACCGCCTTGAAAGTTGTCATTTAGTAGTAATGAAAATGACAACTTGCGCTGATGTTCACCGCCTATACAATCCATGTGTAGACTACTGTAGTGCATGCCTTCGTCGTATCTTCCAAAAAAGCAATCAATGTGATTAAAATTCAAGTCAAGTTTAAAATGTTTTTCATTGATAAACTCGAGACTATCAGTTAAGTGCGGAACATCTGCAATATTCATATTTGATACTCGGACACTTCTGTAGGATTTTTGTATTACGTTTTCTAGTTGGTCATTGTCGTGCTTAGAAATTAGTTGATTACATTGTACAGTGTCTAGTAGTGATTTACCAATCACTACAATTTGTTCATAATTTTGGGTTGACATTTGCATATATTTTTTCTTCTTTATAGTAGTCGTTAATATGAGAGTTGATACATATTTCCATATTCACTGCAATCCGATAGTCACTACCACTATGAAACAATGGCTCGTGAACAGTGTAATTGGGCATAATTAACAAATCTCCTTCGTCGGGCTGAAATTGAATTATAGGTTTTGTAAACGGATAAAGATTTAAACCGCCTTCGTTTGCCAACATGTCATTAGAAATTTTTAAATAGTACACAGCATTAATTGAAGCAGTGTGAATATGATTGTGAGCATTAGTTTTAAAGTTATCTTTGTTGTATACATTAGCCCAGCACCAAGGTTTGTGTTTAGCCGCAAGATCAATCGGACCAAATATTGATTCTACTACGGAAAAAAAATAGTTATACAATTTGTCAAAATCACCGTGCATGTCCTCGATATGAAATGTGTATCCACCGTGATAATTTGCTGTGTCTTTTTGAGACAATACAGTGTTGATCATTCGTTGACGAGTAACATCATCTAAAATATATGTAGTTTCTAAAACTTCGGGCATCAGAGGATTGTGATATAAATCATACATGGCATTTGATGTTAAATTAATAATTATCCTGTCTTTGTTAGATTGAGTAGATCAATCGGTTGTGCTGTATATATGCTACTGTGAAATATTGTTCAAAATAATGTGCAACTTGCGGAATGGCGAAATGTTAGTTGACTATGTATGTAGAAATATTTTATAATGAACAAACCTGTGTATAAATACATTATATGCGTATATTATTAAGGACGACATGAAAAAAATATTTTTTATCAACGGCGGTGCCGGACGAGTATTGGCCAGTATTCCGGCATTAGAAGAAAGCCACCGTAGAGGAGAACTGGCAGGAATTGTGTGCGAAGGCGGCATGGAGTTCTATCTAGGACATCCTGTCTTGCAAAATTATGCATTTGATGTCAATCACAAAGGCATTTTTGAAAATCTTATCAAAGATAACTTATGCGTTAGTCCCGAGCCATATAGAGATCACGAATACTATAATCAACGCAGTAGTTTGCAACAAAGTTTTTGGTGGGAAATTCTTAGAGAACGTACCGACAAAAATATCAGACCCACGGTAGTGCTAAACAAGTCTGAAGAAATGTCTGCTATGGAAATAATAGGGCAGGTCAAACAGCAACACCAAAAAGAAAAAACCATTGTAATTCAACCATTTGGACGCAGCAGCAGTCTAGGTGGCGGCGGAGTAGTGTTTGACGGTAGCAGTCGTAGTATAGAACAGTCCACCTTTATGGAATTAGTTGCAGAATTATCCAAAGACTACAACATCATGTATATGGGTGAACACAAATTAAATGTTGTAAACCTTCCCATTTTTCAACCAGACAATAATATGCCATTGAGAATCTGGGCCGCAATTATAGAGTCTGCCGATTATTTCATAGGATGTGACAGTGTGGGTCAACACCTGGCCTATGCATTTGACAAACCTGGCACCATAGTGTGCGGCAGCACATTTCCAATCAACATTACATATCCTGAGCACTTTAACATTGTAGAAAAGAAAAACGCAGTGCGACACTACAGTCCAATTAGAATTGCAGGGTTTGCCAGTGAAGAAGCGGATAGACTAAATGACACTATAATGGATTTCAGCAAAGACGAATTAAAAAGTATCATTGCCGGTATTAAAGCACACATTGCTAAAACAACAAAATAAGGAACTACCACATGTGGTTATTAGGAATTAATGTAGGACATAACGGTGCCGCGGCACTGTATAAAGATAGTGAATTGATTTTTTATATAGAAGAAGATCGATTAAGTCGTATGAAGTATGACGGCAATCCGTTCTTGGGAATTGAAAAAGCATTTGAATACACCGATCATATTGATTTTCTTATTCTGTGCGGCACTCGCAATGCATTTGGTAAAGTATTCTGGACTGGCGAAGATCCATACACTTGCTTGGTAAGGAAAAAACAACCAGGATATAGAGTTGAAACTATTAAACTAGGTGATTCTCATCATATGACTCATGCAGTGACTGCTTTTTATAACAGTGGATTTGATGATGCAGCAGCCTTGGTAATTGATGGCGCCGGTAGTGGCATTGACGTTCCGGATCTAAAAGAGATTTGGAATGATACATGGGAAGTTGAATCTATTTGGACTCTTGGATATCCTGCAGAAATAAAACGACATCTAGTAAATTATGGCACGAACCTTATTGATAGTTTTTCATTAACAGATAATGATTGCGAAATTGAAGTGTCCGACGGCCATGGCATTACTAAAAGTTATGAAGCAGTAACACAGTATCTTGGTTTTCATGCTATCGAAGCTGGCAAAACTATGGGTATTGCACCGTATGGCAAACCCAATGACAGCATTAAGATTCACGATGGTAGATTCAACAACCGTAGTTTAATCAAGCCAAAGTTTCCGGCCGGAAATGTCATCAGATGTGATTTAAATCCAGAACTAAAAGAACACGAAGGTGATGTTGCTTGGCACACTGATCCAGACCTCATCGACGACTTCAGGAAAGACCTAGCATATGCTGTACAAAAATCAGCAGAAGAACGTGTAATTGCATTAATCAGAAAAACAATAGAATTAACTGGCAAGAAGAAAATTGTCATGGCCGGCGGCTTTGTTTTAAACTGTGTAGCCAACTATGAATTCTTAAAAGAATTTCCTGATGTGGAATTTTATCACGAACCAGTGAGTCACGACGGCGGCAATGTTATGGGTGTATGCCAACACGTTTACAGAACTATTACTAAAGACTCTGTCAAGACACCGTTAACTAGTTTATACTTAGGCCTGGATCATTCTGCAGAATACGCAACAGCAGATTTTACGGGTTTCATTGTTTCAGATACCACTGCGGCCGATGTTGCAAAATTGATAGCAGAACAGGAAATTGTTTGTTTATATCAAGGTCGTAGCGAAGCCGGACCACGTGCGTTAGGTAATCGTTCGATACTGTTTGACCCAACAGTTGTCAATGGTAAGGATATTGTTAATGAAGTTAAACACCGTGAATGGTTTCGTCCATTTGCTGGATCGGTAATGGCAGAACATGCCGCTGAATGGTTTGACTTCCGCTCACGTACAGACAGTCCGTTTATGATGTATGCTGTAAATGTGTTGAAAGATAAACAGGCCTTGATTCCTGCAATTACTCATGTCGACGGAACTTGTAGAATACAGACTGTGACATCAGAACAAAATCCGCACTATTACGAATTAATTAGTGAATTTAACAAATTAAAAGGCGTGCCTATTTTGTTCAACACTAGTTTTAATTTAGCAGGCGACCCGTTGGTTGAAACAGTTAAAGAAGCATTGACTACCCTGGAAAGATCAGAAATGAAATATCTATGGTTACCGGACATTGGTAAATTATTGACAAAAAATAATTTCACAGAAGTTTAAGGAACGCAATGATAGACTACTGGAAAGGGGTGCATCCTGATAGTGGCAAAGTATGGAGCAATGATAAAGATATCATCATTGCTCCATTCTGGACTGAAGATTTTTGCAACGAACTAGTAGACATTGCAAAATTTTACGATAGTAAATTTAAAAATCATCGACAACAAAATGTAGACGGTAGCCCGTTAGGCTACGATGGATTGTATTTTAGCCAGATAAGTCAATTTTTGTTTGAGGACTATGTAGCACATTATACAAGAGACTTGTTGCCTATCATTCACAAAGAATGGCCCCTTACTAGGATTTGCGGATGGCAAAGTCCGTTTATTTTAAAATACAGTCCGCAAGGTAAACCTAATCTTGCGCCTCATCACGATCTCAGTGAGATTAGTCTTAATATCAAATTAAATAATGATTACGAAGGCGCAGACCTAACATTTCCTAGACAAGAGTTTACTGGAAAAGACACACCCATAGGCCATGTTACTTTTTGGCCTAGCACCGTTACACATTATCACGTGGTTCCTAATATCAAATCTGGAGTAAAATACTCTGTCACTGGGTGGACTTGGCCCAGCGGCGCACACGAGTTTCACGGAATTAAGAATTTAAAATAATTAAATTGTTAAATGCTTTTGGCAAAGTCTAATAGACTGTCAAATTCTTGTACTTTGATTTGATTCATTAATTGAGATGCTTTGGTTTTTATATCTTTGCCAGCAGATTTGATCAATACTGGGACAGATTTAACTTTCATTGCAGCCTTTACATCATTGGCTTCGGATCCTATAAAATATGACTCCGCCCATTTGATCATACCTTCATTCTGCGCACGATCAAACATGCCAGTATTGGGTTTTACATAGGGATCATTTTTGTCTACGCCTGGTGCGTAATAGGCATTTTTCACCCTGCCGCCGTGTTGCTCAATAATTTCTCTAGCACTGGCCAGAATATTTTCAAAATCTTGTATAGACAGTGCCTGCGTTCTATTTTGAGGTTGGCCTGTGATAAACAAAAAATCGTAACCTTTAGAGATCAATAATTTTACAGCGTCTATTACTCCGTCAGATATAACCAATTGCTGACCTGGTGTAAATGGTGTAGTGTTGTCTAGCAATACTCCAAACAGTGTCATTCCTATGACTTTTCTGTTAGCCTGCATTTGCCAGATGTCTTTGAAATAATTAGTATAGCGACCCATGTGATTTCCTTTTAATTATATATGCACTTTACACAACAGTGAGAATTTTTTTGTCCGAATAAATATACTAAAGAGCCAAACATGCTAAATTTTACAAATTTTTTCAAACAGAGTCCGCAGAACAAGTTGAGTTTAAAAAACAATACACAACTTGCTTACAAAGGCTCTTGGGTGCAGATTTATCCCGATACCGAAATTGACAGATGGTATGTAGGCGACTATTCCAGCGCAAATTACACTATTACTGCAGAGTTTGACAGCAACAAAAAAGAAGTGTTACAGGTTTTAGTAATTGCTAGGCCAAATCAAGCAAGTCTCACAGTATATGGTCGTACCAGTATTGATGATGCTCTGATTAACATCACTGCAGAAGTCAACAACAGTTATCTAAGTTTAATTGCCAATGTTACTGACACTGCATTTTTAGGAACAAAGGTAATTTTCTTTGCAAATTATGCAGAGACTATTAACCCATTATCAGTTTCGACTCCTATCTCATATATAGACAGTTCAAACAGCAACGACGGATAAATTGGAAAACATTATGCCAGTAGAATACAAATCATATAAATCAAAATTTGGATTTCAAAGTCCAGGATTTCGAGTGTCAAGCACTGGAAATATTGAATCCGACGAATCGTTAACTGTTTCAGGCAGTGTGACACTTAGCCAAGCATTGTCTTCTACTGGAAATTTAATTACTACTCAAAGTTTTATAGGTAACAATCTACAATTGAGTTCAATTGCCATAGAAGGCAACAACATTAAAACTTCAATAACCAATCAAGATTTGTTACTGAGTGTAGACGGCACTGGAACTATTAGACTTCAAGAAAGTGTGGAAATTACTGGTATACTAACTGCTATCAACACCTTAGAGGCTACCACAGTGACCGCAGCGTCTGCAGTGTTTTCAGGTGGTGTAGGGATAGTTAAGTCTTTACGAGTGGGCAGTGACAGTTACGTCAATGGTGTTAGAATAGGCAAGGGTGTTTCAGATATTTCTACCAACACAGTGCTAGGAGTTACTGCATTAAATGCTGTAGTAGACGGTACAGACAACACAGGTGTAGGATTCAACAGTTTGAATCTTGTCAGCACTGGCGATTTCAATACTGCTATTGGATCAACTGCGTCGGATTCATTGACCACTGCCAGCAGTAATACATCATTGGGGTATGCATCACTCACTGCCAACGTCAGCGGTGACCAAAATACTGCGGTAGGAGCCAATGCACTCAGCGCAACTCTTGGTGCTAAGAACATCGGTCTAGGTTACAATTCTGGCAGTGCATTAGCAACTGGCAGTGCCAATGTGATAGTAGGATCAGCCACGGGTAGTACTATTACAGGTACCGACAACAATATTCTTCTGTCTGATGGCGACGGCAACATAAGACAAACATTTAACAATGCTGGTGTAGCCACATTCAATGCAGCAGTCACAGTGACTGGCACAGTCAGTGCAAATGATGCCACAGCCAACGGACATTTACCAACCTTTAGACAGGTTCAAAATTTAACACTGGCCTATATGTTGTTAGGGGTAGGGATTTAAATTTCTCTCATCACTTCAATTATTGTTTGAATTTTCAACTGAGTATTTTTGTTTCTAATACTTTGTTCTAACCCCTGATGTGTGGGTTTAGGCAGATGATTGATGTCAAACCATCCCCAGCCTGAATGTTCGTCGCTTAATTTTACAAAAAATTCACTGTCTATGATGCAAAAATAAGTGTTGAACATAAACACTTGATCGTTGCTGACAAATTTTTCTAAGGGAATTATTTTGATAAAGTCGGGCAAACAACCAATTTCTTCTTGAAGTTCTCTTTGCAACCCTTGAAATGCTGTTTCACCTTCAACAACAGTGCCGCCTGGCAACACCCAACGCCCAGCATGTTTGCCTTCTGTTTTTTGTAATAATAAAATTCTAGAAGAATCTTTGGCACAGATTATTGCACCACTACATTCTATACGTTCTTTTAAATTTCTAATCTCCATGTACCGGCCCTATATTCCCCTTCAAAGGATTTGACCCATGATAGACCATTCCATTTGTACTGTACCCCAGTGTATATATTTGTTTGATAGATCAATTGGTCTTGACTCTGGCTAGCATCAAATATCACTATCCATTTAATTCCGTTGTATTCTATAATGTCATTTTCTTTGGCAATTAAATCACTATTGTCAGTACCTTTCCATGCATCTGCTCCGTCGACATTGGCAGCATCGCCTATATCTTCAATAATGAGATATCGAGTACCAGTAATTGGATTGGATAATCCATGGCCCGGCCCCACTCTAGTAGGATCAATGACAGCGTCAAATGTTCCAGGACTACCTGGTCTGTTGACTGCACTTAATACAGTATTGGTCGGAAAAGAATCTACATCATAGTTTACAGTAATATAATTTTCATCCAGCGGATTAAGACTGAAAGTGCCTACAACTTCTGTAAAGTTACTTTGTTTGAGATAAATTTTACTATATCCTGCTTTGTACTTTCCAGGATAATTGTCTAGAATTTTCCTCCAGTTGATTTCAGGACCCATTTTGATAGGAATCTCAATACTGTCGTTAGTGGCTGTGACATGCTCATACTTGTCTAGAATTTGTACTTGACCGTTGACAACTAATATGCCAAATCCTCCAAGACTAATCTTTGACATATTAATTAGATTACCACCAGAAGAAAGATTGCCACTATTAGAAGATTGGTTACTGCCTTGAGGAAATAATTCATTGCCAAACTCTAATTGAATATCCTGCAATGATGGATTTTCTATACCCTGCGTAATGCTGGCAATAATGTTGGTCACTATGCCCAACTGTTTGAC